GGCCACAGGGGAAACAAAAGCAAAAACAGAACTCAACGATATTAATAAATTACCACCGAAGTGATATACGTTTTGTTCACTAACTATTCTACATCAAACGAAGGGTTAAGCAAGCTTAATTGTTCTTCATCTGGCGGCACAGAAAGCAACTCTATCTCAGCATCAATCTCAAGCCATATATCATCGAGCTGTTCCCTTGCATGGTCAGGTCTGGCATCGTGGTATAGAACAGACTCTAGTATGTTCCTCAGCTTGGACTCTATATCTTTTAAGTTGTGCTGCTCACACTTATCAAACAACTCTGCTATAAATCCAGTAGACATAATAGTCTCCTTTAATTGTATGAGATTGGCTCATAGTTTCTATCTTTATCCATCTTCTTAAATTCTTCTCGGTAGTGCCTGGCTATCTCTGTCCTAAGCTTTTTGTTCGTGGGCATCAGCACGTTCCACTTCTCTCTCAGCAAGTCCATGTGTCCCTGTCCATACTTGGCTACACAGAACGCAGTGAACTCAAATGGGTTAGCAGTAAACTTCATGTGGCAGTAGTGGCATAGGCACATAGCATTATCCATAGACCATCTGACAGACTTGGCTGCTCGACCATAGATGTGAGCGCACTCCATCCTAGATCCTTCCTTCTTGCAATGCTCGCAAATAAAGCCAGCCTTCTTTCTGACTACATCACTAAACCATTTGTCTGCCGCATCTCTCTTAATTGCCAAGCTCAAACTCCTCTTTAGCGAACACAAAGTGCATTTGCTTTTTTGCAAAGTGATTGATTATAGCATTTGCTACTGGCGCTACTTCATGGGTGCTGAGTTCACTGCTGCTTTGAGTCTTGTTTGGATACAGTGCGCCTTGTACTGGGAGCCAGATCTTATCCATCACACTATCCTTAGTCCAGGGTACGATGATTGGTTTATTTAAAGCAGGGCTGGTCACTTCCATCTCCATTCCGCACTCGTTAAACCTATCTGCAATAGAGGTAACAAAACCCCAGAGCGCACCGTTTTGCTTTATGGTTCTAGGCTTGCCCAGTTTATAGTTGAAGGTGACGTACTTCTTTTCATGAAATAGGTCGGTAGCAAACTTAATATAATTATCCAGTGTAGACTGGCTGTTAACTGTATAACCTTCTGGCATTATAGTTTCACCCTCAAGAACTTATCCATAAGACGCTGTTGTTTATCTTCAAGCCTCGGCTGGTTAAGAACCTGTTCTCGCCTCTCTTTAGTGTATCCCTTCTTTGAATACTTACCACCAAGAGTAGTCAGGTCGATGAGTCCAACCGGACGCAGATGTTCAGGCGTACAGTGGCTGCACCCGTACAATCTATTCTTAATTGTAGCAGGCATAACATCGGGCTTGATGTCCTCTGGGCTGACCTTTAGTTCAGCGGCAATCTTTTCTATATATTCTCGATTGTAGTTGCTCGCGCCTGTCGAGAATTGCCGGTAGGTGTACTGCTCCCCATTTTCAAAGTATGGGTGATCACCTTTAAATTCTTTAAGTGCCGGTTTAAATTTACTAGCCATTGTTTTCTCCTTATACCCAAGATGTATCTGTCAGCTTGTCCTGAATAGACTGTGACTTGATAGACTCTTGGTTTAATTTTCTTTGTGTGCGTTTAGTTTCAACCTCATCTTCCCATCTTGCACCGTTAAGATAGGTAGACGCATGGGGTACGAACTGGGTGTCCTCCCATTCGCCAGCATCTAGCCTGGCCTTGAGGTTAATTGCAATCAGTTGGACTATCTCGTCGCTTGGTTTGAGTTTATTCCATGCCTTTCTTGCCGCCTGCTTGCCAGCCTTCTTAGGGTAAACACTCCAAAAACTATCAAAATGATCAATACTATTAACTGTAATATTAGTTGTATTATTAACTGTATTATTATCCTTCAAGTTTTCTTGTATAGGGTCATCAAGTTTTCTTGTAGGGGTATTCAAATTATCTTGTATACCCTCATCAAATATTCTTATATACCTATGCAATATATGTTTAGTACCTTCCTTGTATTGCATACTTACCGTTATGTAACCAGCATCCTTAAGGTTGCCTATCCAGGCGCTTACCGTTGCCTTAGTCACATCGTATAGATCACTGAAGTAAGCATTGCTTGCCCAGCAATAACCCTTCTCATTGCACAGGGCTGTTATCTCCCCGTATAGCAACTTAGCATTTGGTGTTAGACGCGCATCATATCTAACACTAGCAGGGATAATGGCGTAGTACCCCTTCTTATCCATTACTCACCTGCCGCTATAAATTCCGATACCTTAACCCCGAAGCAATCTGATATAGCAATCAGAGTAGACATGCTCGGTAGTCGCTTGTCAGTCATTATCAAACTGATAGTAGCAGGGTTGAGGTGGGCTTCTCTTGATAGGTCTTGCTGGCTCATACCGTGTTGCTGCATGAAGAAGCGCATCGCTTTGATTACATCCATAAAATTCTCCTTAAGTGAGGTTGAATAATATACTTGTGTAAATTAATTTGCAACAAGTGTTTGACAATAAATAAACGATGTGTAAAATAGTCAGCACACAAACACAACTAGGGTAGTATTATGAGTGACAATCTGAATTACTTTATCAAATCAATTAAAGACGTTCTGCCGCAAATGCAGGATGATAACCCCAAGTTTTCTGGCGACCTTCTTGAGCTAGATGACGAATCAAAAGATACCCTGTGTCACGCATGGCTTAAATGTATGCCAAGCTGGCAAGATGATTTCCTTCCCCCAGCATGCACCGACCAGGCTAAGTTCCTAGATCACCTATACCTACATTCTAAGGTAGAAACCCTGAGCATTAATATGCGCGATGATATCTACATGGGGTTAGAAAATAAACTGCGCGAGTTGGTATGGGAGGTTTATTGTGAGATTAATTTACTTAAGCCTGAAGAGTTTGCAGGTTATGAGAGGGGTCAGTAATGGATAATGTTAACGACTTAAATGATTTTGACCGTGGAGAGCTTGATTGCCTGTACGGTTATGATTCACTTGAAGGGCAGTCAGAGTCTTACTATGAAGGCTATGGCAAGCAGTATGCAATTGAGCAAATACAAACAGCGAGGACAGAGCAATGAGCAATGTATGGAAAACGCTATCAGCAATAGACTGTAGCAAGCATGTAGAAAAGAAGGGCAACTTATCCTACCTATCATGGGCTTGGGCATGGCAGACCTTGATGGAGCATTACCCTGAAGCCACCTATGAATACTTTGACCCGACCTTTCTGGAAAATGGCACTGTCGAAGTGTCGGTTGCAGTAACTGTAGAGGGTATAACCCACACTATGTGGCTGCCAGTAATGGACAATAGAAACAAGTCTATAGTGAACCCTACATCTAGGGACATATCGGATGCCCGTATGAGAACCCTCGTTAAGTGCATCAGTATGCACGGATTAGGCATCTACCTATACGCTGGTGAAGACCTGCCCAGTTCTGTTAAGGATGCTCCGATAAACTCTGCTCAGGCTGCACAGTTGAAGTCACTGCTTGAGATTACTGGGTCTGATGTGCAGAAGTTCTGCCAAGTGTTCAAGTGTACCTCGGTAGATGATCTGCCTGCTGTACAGTTTGACCGCGCCCTGACTATGCTAAACAAGAAGGCGCAACGTGAAAATTCTTGAAGCCGAGCAGGGAACTCAGGAATGGCTGGACGCTAGACTAGGTAGACCTAGTGCCAGTCAGTTCCATAAGCTAATCACATCGTCTGGAAAGCCTAGCACTCAGGCAGACAGCTATATTAATACCATGATAGCTGAGAGACTGATGGGTTACTCTGAGCCAGTGTATGTTACTGATGCAATGCAGAGAGGCACCGACTTGGAGCCTGAAGCCAGAGAGCTTTACGAGTTTATTAGCGACGTTAAGGTGCAGGAAGTTGGGTTTATCCTGGATAACTCTGGGGAGTTTGGCTGTAGTCCTGACGGCCTGATAGGTGAAGAGGGCGGCTTAGAGATCAAATGTCCTGCCCCGCATAACCATATTGCTTGGAGTCGCAAGGGTGTATGCCCTGCTAAGCACTACGCCCAAGTTCAGGGGTGCATGTATATAACTGAACGTAAATGGTGGGATTTTATGTCCTACCATCCCGATATGAAACCCTTTATAGTGCGAGTAGAGCGCGACGAAGAGTTCATCACAAACTTGGCCGAGCAGATACTGCTGGCTGTGACCGAAATAATATCAGAAGTAAGGAATTTAAAATGAGTACAATCGGATTTAATATCTCAATTGATGTAACAAAGTTGGATAAGAAGCGATTCTATGAGGGCAAGAATGGCGCAAAATATGTTAGCCTTACCTGCTTTATGAAACCCTCAGAGCCTGACGCTTACGGGCAGCATGGCGGCATTAAGGTCTCTGCTACCAAAGAAGAAAAAGACGCTGGAAAAGATAAAGAGTTGCCGTTTGTTGGTAATGTAAAAGCGTTCTGGGGTGAAGGTATCGAGGTGGTTAAAGATTCTGTCGAGCCACAGCAGCAGCAGTCTACACCGCAACTTGAAGACATTCCTTTTTAAGAGGTTTATATGAGCGATTTAAAGAAAGCTATTGAAGAAGCCCATGATGAGGCTGATGCAGTGATCAGTAAATCAAAAAGCCGAGTAACAAAGTGGCTGACTACCGAGGCTATACGGTTAAGTCGTGGCCAGGTTATCATGGTAGGATTGATATTTATTTTTATTGCTATCATTTAGGTCAAGGCGGCCCCCTTACGCCTGTGTGCTGGCGTGGCTCACCAGTGACCGAAACGAGCCATTACCAATTGGTATATAATGGATAGTTACAAAGCATTAGCAACCATGCGTAGAGTCGCTATAATCTCGCCTCAACTGATTAAGATGGTGGTGAAGGTGATTATTTACATGGTTATTTTTGTGGTTTGCAGTCTATGTGCAATCGCAAAACAAGATATCTAGCGGCTTTAGGGCCGCTTTTTTTATGGAGTAAAATATGACCAGGCATCTAGTAATTCCCGACACCCAAGTAAAGCCAGGCCACCCTATAGATCATCTTAAATGGGCGGGCCAGTATGCAGCAGAGAAAAAGCCCGACGTTATTATCCATGTTGGCGACCATTGGGACATGCCAAGCCTGTCGAGCTGGGATATCGGCAAGAAGTCGTTTGAAGGCAGACGCTATACCGACGATATTGAGGCAGGTATAAAGGGCATGGAGTTATTCCTAAAGCCTATCCGCGATGAGCAAGCCAGACTTATAAGGAACAAAGATAAGCGGTGGAACCCTCGCATGATATTTACATTGGGAAACCATGAGCAAAGAATACAGAGAGCCATCGAGGGTGACGCAAAGCTCGACGGGCTGATCGGGTACAGAGATCTAAAGCTTGAAGAGATGGGCTGGGAGGTCTATGACTTTTTAGAGGTGGCGGTAGTTGATGGCATTGCATACTCTCACTACTTTACCAGCGGCATCATGGGTAGGCCAGTGAGTAGCGCCCGAAACATGCTCAGTAAAAAGATGATGTCCTGCGTGATGGGCCATGTTCAGGACAGAGACATAGCATTCGGTAGAAGGGCTGATGGAACAAACATTGTCGGTCTATTCTCTGGAATATTCTACCAAAACGACGAGGATTACCTTACCCCGCAAACTAACTCGTCATGGCGTGGTATATGGGTATTAAACGAAGTTCAGGATGGCGGCTGCGACCTTACAATCGTCAGCATGAATTTTCTGCGGCAAGAATATGATGGTGATGTATGAGTACCTGGTATGAATTACAGAAAAAGCACCCTGCGATTTGCTCTACCCCGCCAGATAGCTTTACCCCGCAAATTGACCTAGAGTGGCGCGACCGTTTGCGACCTACTGCACCCGACGACGTAAACCATCCAGATCACTACGCTTCCGGCTCGGTTGAATGCATTGATGCGATACAGGCCAGCATGACCCGCGAGGCTTTCGCTGGTTACTGTAAGGGCAACTGCCAGAAATATCTCTGGCGGTATCTGGACAAGGGTGGGGTGCAATCTCTGGAGAAGTGCCAGTGGTACCTGCAGCGGCTCATAGACACCGAAAAAGACGCACTGTAGTCCATTCTCCCGCGTTTTAGGCTCCTACCCTATGCTACCCCATAGGGTACATTTAAAAGCCAAAAAAAAGCCCCTAAAAAGGGGCCAAAGGATTGCACGGGGGGAATTAGCATGCAATCAATACTTTCATTTTATGCCCTCCTTTTTTATTCCGTTAAGCTTTCTTGCGGCTGATTTGTGCCCAGCTAAATACAAGGCGCTTACCGCATCATCAATTGAACTGAAGCATGTTAGGGTTTTGGCTTCCTCTTTTGAAACCATTATTTTCCCCTTTGCGCCATCCCATACGTGCAACAAATCACCATCAATAATTTCTAAATTAATATTCATTCCGCAACCTCCCCGCCAAGCTCGTAAAATTCCTGCATTGCCGCATTTTGAATTGTGACCTCTGCCAATACGCTGGCATGATGGGAGAAAGAGTCGAAAGTATAGCCGGCATCATCTAGCAGTGCTTCCGCGTCATCCGTGCAACAGTTAGCGCAAAGCATGATAGCCTTGTAGGTATAGATGGCGTGTTCACTACTGGCCGCCGCTTGGGCTATCAGCTCGTAATAATCCCCGCCGTGTTTCTTCACTTCTTCGATAGCTTCAAGGGCAATGCTCAGAGCTAGTTGCTTTAGTTCGTAATCGTTTTTAATGTATTTCATGTTATAGCCTCTTTTTGTGTGTGTGATTAATATAATTGAGTATTAGTGTTAAATTTCATCCAAAGCTTTTGAGCCTCATCAGTGGGCAAAGCGTTTAAAACGTAATGTTCAGGATGCTTTGCACCAACCCTTCCAATCCAGCGATTTAAACTCTCATTGTTTCCGAACTTTGGTTTAGGCATTGTTTGGTAGCTGTCGCCCTTAAGGTGTTTTGGTAAAAATACCAATTTGTTACGTAATAGTTTTTTATATTCTTTTAAAATAGAATATTGGTTGACTAAATCGCTAATGTGCATACTGAGATCAGTTTCGTGATTGTCACCCTCTCCAAATTGACTTCCCCACTTTGGGAGGTTGGCTTTACACCAATCATCAATAGGGTCAATGGTGCGCAAAGGTGCATCATAGTCATGCTCACCACCTTGACCACGATTAGAAACGCGACTGACTTTTTTGCCGTCAACATACATTGACGCCTCGAAGCAAAAAGTCTCTTGGCTCATTGATAGATGTAGCTTGATGTTTTTAAGTTCAATTTTCATGATATTTCCCCTAAACCAAGATAAACAACAACAAGCGGCATTATCGCAACGAATAAGACACAAATTCCCAACATAAATAAGTCTCTGTCCTGCTCTCTCTCGTATCGTTTTTCCGCTAAGTATTGCGCGGCCCTTGCGTTTCTTTCTGCTATATCTTTATACATTGTCTGATTAATCATTTTGTAACCCTTTTTTTAGTGAGTCGCTAATCTATCTGGTCTATTTGCAACTGTCAATAAACAACAACAATCTTTTTTTGAGTGTCTCTATCTATATAGGTAGGGATAAGCCTTTAATGTTATAATCTGGTTACTTTTTGATCAACTTGATCATTATTTAATCAACAGTAAAAACAATCACTTGGAGAATTTAAATCATGGCTAAAGCAGGAAGACCCCCAGGCATGGGTAACAAACCACTTAAGCGACTGTTAGCTGATCGCATCAACGAGAAATACGGGGATGAGTTTAATCCAGTAATCGAGGCCATAGAGGCTAGCCTTAAGATTAAGGACATAGCAGAAAGCACTGGTGACCTCGCAGACTATAAAGCCGCAGTAGAATCATTTGACCGTGTGGCAAAGTATATCCAACCCACACTGAAAGCCACAGAACTAACAACGGATGGCGGCCTTACTGTATCGGTGCAGCGCAAGCGATTTGATGGCTCTCAATCTAATGACACAGACAGTGCCAATTAATAGTTGCAAACACTGTACGAATATACAGTACCCCCCCTCCCGAAGCCGACGGTTTCTACTATATATATGTCCCCCGCAAAAAAAAATTGAGGCTATATGAAGGTAACCAAGATTCGCCCTGACATAGAAGACCCCGTAGAGCCACCAGAAGGCTCTGAGAACGATTTAATAGTTATAGAGGTAGTGGAAGGTGAGGTACTATATAAAAGCACTCTAATCGACGAAAAAGCAGTGTTTTACATTGACCTTTGCAAACATATTATTATGAGAGACTGGCTAGGAGATGGCTATGATTAAGTTGGATACGGATGAGGCTATATCTGATGCGGATTATGAATTGATTGCCGCCTTTGCAGATGCTTTAATAGATAAGGATCATTATGCTATGCACGAGGTAATGGACATTGTGAATGATCGAATGGTTGGTGAGTGTGTTTGTTTAGAGAATGAGTGTGTCTGCGGGAGTTGGTAAGAAAAAACTTGCAGAGCCATAGGGGATAAAATGTGGGTACTGCCAAAGAATTACCAACTGTCATCGCATTTTGTGCGGGATATGGTGGAATCGAAAGAGGACTTGACCTTGCCGGGTTTGAACATCGAGTCATCGCTTATGTGGAGATCGAAGCCTTCGCCGTTGCGAACTTGGTTAACAAGATGGAAAGAGGACTCTTACCTCCCGCACCTATATACACGGATATTAAAACCTTCCCAGCGCACTTGTTTCGAGACCGCGTTGACATCATCACTGGCGGTTATCCCTGCCAACCTTTCTCAGCAGCAGGAAGGCGCAAAGGAACCGATGACCTCAGGCACTTGTGGCCGCATATCAGGCGACACATTGAATCAATTAGACCTGTTCGATGCTTCTTTGAAAACGTCGAAGGACACATCTCGCTTGGACTCAGAGAAGTCATTAGCGATTTGGAAGAAGATGGTTATCGATCAACGTGGGGAATATTCTCAGCGCGTGAAGTTGGCGCACCACACCAGAGAAAAAGAGTCTACATCATGGCCAACCTGGCCAACACCATCTGCTCACGAAGCGAGACTGGGATATCAGGATCGGAGCGACCCAACCAAGAAGGGAACGCAGGAATCACTGACAACTGTGATAGTGAACAAGGCGGGTGGCAGATCGGTATGCACTGGCCACCTGAACCCAGAGTGGGTCGAGTGGTTGATGGGTGTGCCAACAGGGTGGACAGAATTAGACTTTTAGGCAATGCTGTCGTACCTAAGACTGCTGCAAAAGCATGGATTACTTTAAGCAATAGGTATAAAAATTGAGAGAAAGATTATATGGCTAAGGGTCACATGGATAAGATAGATAAGAAGACCAGGGATAGGCATTTCCCTGAGTTCAGTGGTGGTAAAGGTAGTCACCCTAGAAAGAGTACAGGCGAGACTAGAGAAGCCTTTAAGAAGGGCTATGACGCTATAGACTGGTCTAAGAAATGAGC